GATCGACATTGTGGGGGCCACGTTCTTAAAACGGCCCCTTTGTGATTTCTTGTCCTGTGTGACACTTACCTCTCCGTGGGATAGTGGCACGCCCGTGCCAACAAGATGTTCCGGCACCAATAAACGTACAAACTCATCGGCATACTGTTTGTATTCTTTAGTAAACTTTACACGATTCCTGACTGCTGTGACGCGCGACGCAACGCATGCCTCATCCGCGTTGCGGCTCTTGATGGCAAAGAGCGCGGGACTTGATACCAAGGGGGTTGTGCATACCGCCCCCGGCTTCTTCCCATCCTCAGTAGACAAACCACCCACCGCGGGCAACGCATGGTAAGAAGTGGGAAAGCCTGAAGTGCGGACCATGTTGGGTTGTAATGTTTGTGTAACCGCAAAGCACCTGAATAATATTGGTGCGTCCTTAGAATAACCTTCATGCTTAGCCTCTTTCAACATGCGCTCCACGTCCGAGACGAATGGTGCACTGTCTTTAAACTGAAGTCGTGTTTTGATGGCCTCAAATAGTTTACCGGAGAGAGTCACAGAATAGTTACTCCCGTCCATGCCAATGGATAAACGGTCCTCGATCGGCTCCCACAAGTACAGACATGGCCCCGCTCTAACCGTTTTACGGGCGAGCAGGTGTTCGTGCCAGTTGGTTAGCACGCTATACCATATCAAGTCAGTGACGCGGGCCTTCGGTAGAAGCCAGACTAATCTGTGCTCCTCGTCACCAACAACCTTGCGTTGTTCCAAATCGAAAATTAATAATTGTCCCTCCGGGTCTACCACTGTAACGGTGTCACCTTTGTAATCCCACAGCATGTGCCTGTACGTTGCCCCACCAGTTACCTGGTAGTTCAACTCGTCGCCTTTGAATTGGTAAGCGAACTCAGCCCCGTTGTAATTTAGGGTATTTGGGCACAATGTGTACATAACTATGGGTTTCCACAGATGCAACCATCTTGGCAGATCAGCGTAGTAATCAACATCAGTAAAGACCAGGGCGGCGTTTTCAGGAATTTCGTCGTTCTTGTAAGCGATGCCGAAGTCTTTGGCGCAATAAAAGTAACGGCTCCCCTTTCCAATGTCGCGTCGCGAAGACGATACATGGTAAGGTTCATAACCATTTCTGCGCACAAGTCCGTCCATAAACACGTTAGCTGAGGATCGAAATTCAGCTGAGCGTGGATGTGAATGTACGGAGTTGCATTTCACGATGTCAATCTTCT